AATCCGCCCGAGTACTCATCAACGCCACCAGGGGTTCCCGACTCGCCGTAGAGCAGGGTGAACTTCTCGTCTCCAGGCTGCATGACCCAGAGGGAGGTGTTGGCTGCCGATACTGCGCCGCCGGCAGTGTGGACGTTGTCCAGGGAGGTGAGGTTGTACCTCACGGTCAGTCCCCTGAGTTTGCCCGCGGCTCCGGTGCCGTAGAATATCTTGTTGACCAGGGACTGGCCGAGGCCTTCGGACTGCTGCATATCGCGCTTGTAGCGCCAGCCGGCGAACCCCGCCCCCTTGATCTTTGCCAGGAGGATGTCCACCTCGGAGCGCGACTCGATGTACGACAGGGATTCCGTTCCCTGGCCGTTCTGGGGTTTCTCCGCGGTGATGCCCTCGTTGATGCCACGCTCGGTGCCTGACGGCAGACCTACTTCCTTGGAGTAGATATGCGAGGTGAGCTGGTTGGCCTGCTCGAAATTGGAAAAGCGGAGGAATCCGTTTTTCCGGTGCAGCGTCATTGCCACCTCAAGCTCGACCTTGTTGTTGTGCGTCTTCGCAATGTCGAGAAGGGTGTAGATGCTGGACAGATCGTTGGTTCCCATAGAACCCTCCATCCTGAGTATTCAAGATCCATCGGTTCCAGTCCCGTGATTCTTGCTACCCAGGAAGGAGTGTGCCGGCCAGGTTGCTGCACCTGGCCGGTTGGCCCTCAAGGTTTGCTCGAAAGCGGCAAAGGTGCCGTTCCTTTTCCCCTCCAACGGAAGGGAAACGAGCTATCGAAGTCCCATCGCTTTCGCGGACTTCGGGTATATCGCCTTCAAGTCTACTTCAGTGACGCTGCCCTGTCCAGTCCCAGCTGCCGGATTCGTTCCAGGTCCGCGTTCGGTGTAATGCTCCGATGCCTTGATGAACGCCCGTATCAGCAGCGGGTTGTTGCCGATAGCGCTCTTCTCCATCTCGTCGCGCAGGGCTTTCCCGCCCAGGGCCTCGACGGTCGCCAGGGCCGCGGCAATCACTGCCTCGGTCTTGTCCTTGTACTCGGCCCGCAGCCCTTCCATCGCTTCCTTGCGCTTGGCCGCGACGTAGTCCTCGTAGGCCTTCCTGGCTGCCAGGGCGCGGTTGCTCTCGAACTCGACGAGCTTCTGCGCCGCAGCGGTGGTCAGGTTGAAGCTCTTGGCCAGAGCCTGGAAAGACTTGAGGTCTTCGGCGTTGACGTAAGGTTTCGCCTCTTCCGATATGGTGAACGTGTAGTCCTCGGCCTTTTCGGGGACGCCCTTGGTGATCTCCCCTACCCTTGACTTCAGCTCCTGGTTCTCGCGGAATGCCGAGCGCACGTTCCCGATCATGTCCTCCCAGGTGGATCCCCAGGTGAGCATATCGTCGCCGCGCAGGGCCTTCGGTATCTGCGTACTCCACGGGGCTTCGGCCACCGGTTCCTGGCTGCGCGGGGCCGGTGCCTGAGCCTGCTTCTGGGGAGGAGGGGCTGCCGCGGGGGCCGGCACCGGAGGGATAGGCTCGACGGGGGGAGCTGTTCCGCCATCGTCTGGCAGCATCTGCTATTTCCTCCCCGAGGCCCAGTTCAGCCACTTCATGAACAGGGTGCCGAAGTACTGGTCGTCACTCTGGTTCGACCTGGCAAGGGCAAGATTCGCCTGGTATTTGGCCAGGAACTTGAGATCCTCCGCGCCGAAGATCCCTGCCTCCAGTTCCATCTTGTCGATGAGTCCGTTGCTCTGGGTCATCACCACCGCCACTGCGTTCGTCTGTACCATGTCACTCCCCCTTCACTTTCTTGGTGCCGCGGGTCTTCAGTGCCGCGAGCTGCTCGTCGAGCGCCTTCTCCTCTGCCAGGAGCGCGTCTTCCTCGTTCTCATGGTTCATCTCCATGATGGCCAGCTTCCTGGCCCTGACTGCCGCCCGTATCTTCTCCAGCCTGGCTTCCTTGTCCAGGCTGCCCTTGGCGGTCTCGAGCCATGTGTTGACTTCATGCTCCCAGGCGTCTGGATACGCGACCTTGAACTCGCGCATCTTGTAATAGAACTTGTTCGCCGGTATGCCGGCCTCCTCCGCCCTTGCCAGCATCGGAAGCTCGTTCTGGTTCAATACCTGGATGATGTCGTCTCGGTCTACCCCCATGTTACCTCCCTATCAATCGTTCGATGATCTCGTCGGCTGCCTTCTCGTCATCCGCCCACTTGCCAAGCCGGTGCAGGATGGTCTTGAAAGCGTTCTGCAACGCCATGTCCTCCGGTGTATGTGCCGCGTCGGTGAAGTGCATGATCCTGGCAATCTCCGCCAGGACTGCCGGCCCCCTTGGATGCTTGACGAACACCAGCTCGAAGTCGGCAGACATGAGGTTCCGCTTCACCCTGAGCTTCTCCAGTTCTGTCACCTGGCACCTCCCATCAACGCCGCGGCGGGACTGCCGTCCTCTGGTTTCATGTTGGGATCGATATTGCTGCCCAGCTCGGCGGCCTGGGCCTGCTGCTGCTGCATCTGCGCGGCCTCCGCCATCTTCTGGAGGGCCATGTCGTACTCACGTTCCGACCGCAGCGCATCCTCGGGCGCTCCGTTCGCCCTCCAGATCCTCTCGATGAGCAGCGACGGCTTGATCTTCTGGAGCGTCTCGCGCCAGAGGCTGAACACCGGAGTAGCCGTCTCGATCGCCGAGACGATGCCCTGCTCGATGTAGATCTCCTTCTGCATCTGGCTTATCGGACCCAGGTACTCGACCTTCAGCTTGGTGGAGGACAGTTCCTCCGGTATCGGCGGGAGTCTGCCGGCAGCTGCCTCGATTGAGAGGAACCTGGCATGGATCTGGTCCAGGGCCTCGGTCTCGAACTTGCCGAGGGTGGCCGATACGACGGTCATCCCCTCGCGCTTGCGCTCCACCACTTCCCTGGCCGTCATCTGGACTTCGAGCTGCAACAGCATGAGGAATGCGTCCACCTTGAGTGCTTGCCTCACCCGCTTCTGGAACAGGTCGAGGGCCTTCTCCAGGTACGGTGCCATCGGCGGCACGGTGTCCAGGAACCCGCGCCGGTTGGGGTCGCGGTAGTAGTTCCTGGCACCTGGATCCCTGCTCCAGCTGCGCCCCTCCTCGGGGTCGAATGTGGCGGGGTCCGCGGACTTCTGTAGGTTCATGAGCCAGGTGCGGACGATCTGCTGGCACGTCCGTATGTCGGGCATCGCCGAGTTGACCAGGGACCACCCGTAGGGGTTGTTTGCCCTGGTCTTCCATCTCCAGGTCGGTTTCGAGAATGTCCTCGCGTAGCTGATCCTCATGAGCATCTTGCGGCTGTCGCCTGGCATGAAGACCTCTTCGCGGTACGGCCAGTTCTTCGCCGAGTTGTCGCCCTCTGGGTTCCACGACGGGTTCCTGGATACGCTCTCGATGAACTCGAACTCCGAGTCCTCGTCATTGGCGTTCAGTGCCGTGATGATGGACTCGGGCAGTACCTCCCTGCCGAACTCCTCCTCGGCCTGGGGTGCGGTGTAGAACCGTCGGACGAACACGGTGCGTACCTGGCCGCGGGAGTTCTCCACGACGTAGATCGACCTCGGGTGTTCGACGCGGCAGATGATGATGCCGTCGGTCTTGTCCTCATGGATGTCCATGCTCGCGGTGCCGAACGCGATCCCGAGTTGCAGGAACTCCGGTCCGACATCGTAGTAGGTCGAGCGGTTGAACACGCCGACCATGTGCTGCGTCAGTTCCTCCAGGTACGCTCCGCCCTCTGGACTGGTGTTGTATTCCTCGTCCTCGAACTGGTAGCGGAACCACATCTGGCTCGACGGGGTGAGGTTGCCGAACATACCGTCGGCAAGCATTGTCGTGCATTCGGTGCCGATGGAGTCGAACCGCACGTCGTCCCATTCCTCTTCCCTCGGGAACTGTCCGTACTCGGGCAGCACCATCGAGACGATGTCCATCCAGGTGTCTTCGACGTGCTTCCTGCGGAACGACTTCGCCTGCTGGTACTCGCGGTCCAGCTCGTCATACCGGTCTGGATCCACCTTCGGCTTTCTGACATCGGTGGTCAGGGTTTCCTTGAGGTCACTCATGGTTCACTTCCAGCGTGATTATCTTCTGGTGTCCGATGCATACCTTCGGGTCGGCGTATATCTCGAAGCCGGCCTGTCTCGCCCTCCAGCAGAACCCGACATCCTCGCTTGTCTGCACCTCGACCCCGCCATGCTCCAGGATGGTGGTCCTGAAGTACGGATACCCCATAGCCTCGTATACCGCAAGCTTGGTGCAGGCGAACGCGAGGCCGCAGTAGTCAACTTGCCGCAGCCCCCGCTCGTCGGGTCCATCCTCTGCCCAGGCCTTGAAGGCGTCGATGTATCCCTTCTCTGTCCTCTTGTACCTGGGGAGGTTCGAGAGGTACTTCTGGCCGTCTGGCAGCGTCCCGTAGTACCCGAGCGCGAGGTCGTTCGGCCCTGTCATGCAGCAGCCGGTGACGAAGTCGAGGTCATGGTCGATGAGGCGGAAAAAGTCTTCGGGCTTGAAGGTCATGTCGGTATCGATCCAGAAGATCCTGTCGGGGTGCATGGTCCCGTTGAACGGCTTCCACTCTGAAGCGACAACGGGATACTTGGCCCGGTAGGGTTCGCCCTTCTCGTCCTTGAGGATGGTCGGGCATACGGTAAGGTTGCGGTTGACGTAGAGGTCTGACGATGTCTCCTGCATGAGATGGAGCTTGACGCCCAGCTCGGCGCAGGCGTGGACCAGGGAGATCATCGAGCTGCCGAATCCACTGGTCCAGGTTCGGCCTGGAATCCCCAGTACTACTTCCATCATGCCAGGGTCAGCGTCACCGCGCCGGCACTGAGCGTCGATGCCTTGATCCCGTCCACCTCAAGGGGTGGGTTGAAAATGATCTGCGGACTAAGGATTGTGGCCGTACTTCTGAATGCCACGATCTGCTTGCTTGCCGTGTCCTGTAGGACGCAAGTCGCCGCGGCACTGTGGTCAAGCACGACAGACGCCAGCTTGTGCCTGCCAGCCACGGAGTCGGCTGCCGCAGTCATGACTATCCGGTTGCCGTTATTGGTCACTGCCATTGATGCCTCCCTCACCCTCTTTCGGGTTCCGACAAGTATCGATCCTCATCTGCGCGTTGTCAAGCCGTGCCTGGCGGGGTCGAACGGCTTGAGCGGCTTGTCGTCCTCGTCGGGCAGCTCGACGTATGGCGGGTAGGTGTTCTCCCCGTACCACAACGCGACGGCCACCCCCATGACGATGTCGTCGTGGATGCTTTCGTCCAGGTTGCCGTAGCCTCCATTGGCCAGGCGGACGAAGTTGTTGTACTGCTCCTCGAACTTGTCGTAATGCTCCAGGGTGCGCGGGATCTTGATGCGCTCCTGTGAGAACAGCAGCGTGAAGTTGTCGATGAGATCCTTCTTCGGAACGTTCATGCCCCAGGGAGACTGGGTCGGCGCGTTGCCTCCGGTCGAGACGATGCCGTATGGATTGAGATAGTACGGGGGCGCCCGCAGCATCTCGAACACCGCTATGCCGACCCCCGTCGCGTCAAGGATGAGGTCGTAGGGCTTGGAGATCTTCGGGTGGTTGCAAAGCATCGAGATGCGCCTGGCAATGTCTGGGTACGAATACCCATTGAGTACCCCGATCTCCAGGACATCGTACACCCTGGTCAGGATGGTGGGTGGCCGTCCGCCCTTGTACTTCTTGAGGCTTGGATGTGGAGTCGTCGGCGACGCTATGAGCCTGTCCGCCAGGATGTTGAGGGTTGTCGAGTCGGCCAGCCGGCCCAGGTCAACGCCGATGATGTTCATGCTCCCACCTTGTCCGCCAGTATGTCGGCCATTATAGATCCCTGTCGCGGTGCTTCCTCGACGCTTCCGAACAGAGGGATGATCTCGTCGGTCGTAGCCCTCTCGAACCACTCGCTCTTGAACACGCGGCCCTGGAGTTCCAGGAATTCGCACAGGTACTGCTGCCTCATCGAGTACTCGGGGTGCCTGGAAAGCTCCTGCTCCATGAACAGCTTCGACGGGGTGTCCGAATAGAACGCCTCGATGCCCTGTGCCTTCCAGTGCCGGCGCAGCTCTGCATCGTTCATCTCCGCCGGAACAATCGACTTGCCGTTCTTGGACAGGGTCCAGCGTGGCAGCACCAGCACCTTCCTGTAGCTCGACGTGGGGCTGCTCCACTCGTCCCAGAACCATCCCTCCTGCCACCAGGCCGAGCTGATGGCGAAGGTCAGCGGATCCTTGATGGCAGCCTGCATCGGGGTCGCCGCGGAGTAGAGGTCACGCCCCTTCTCCTGGAGCATGAGGCCGGCCTCGTCGAACACCAGCAGCTTGGCCGACCTGGAGACGACGCCCTTGACCGTGCCAGGAAGTCCGACGATCCTGGATGTCCCCAGGCCCAGCTCCTCGGTGTTGTCTGGCATCCAGACCGCGTTCTCCTTGGCCCCGATCTTGCGTACCCTGTCCACCAGGGTCTTGCTCTTGTCCTGGTCGGGGCAGACGATCGCGCTCAGTGATCCTGGGTGCGTCTTCGCTATGTGGTATGCCAGCCCCCCGAAGCAATGTGTCTTCCCGACCTGGCGGGCTGCCACCACCATGATTGGTTCCTTGTAATGGTCATAGATGTAACGCTGGAATCCGTACACTTCCCACCCGATCGATTCGAGGTGGGCCGTCGGCCCGAGCGAGGCCAGGGCCAGGGTCCGCAGCTCCTCCTCAATCGGGGCGAGAGGCTGCAAGCAGTGCCTCCTGGACAGACTTGAGCGCGGCAGGATGTCTCTCCAGGGCCTTGTAGACTACCGGAGCGATCGCCACGAAGTTGATGGTGGTGTTGTTGACGGTGACATCCGCCGGCCCCTGCCACTTGCCCATGAGCTTGGCCATCGTCTCCAGGGAGGCCCGCTGCCTCTGGATCGCCTGGCCGATAGCGAACAGCTTCATCGGCGAGATCTCCCGTATCGGGTTGCCGTCGTCGTCCTTGAGGTACTCCAGGCTCTTGAGGTACACCATCTCGTCCCTCTCGAGAAGTTTCTGGGCCTCGGCTGCCAGCGCGTCCTGGACCTCGATGCCCCTGCGCTCGAAGCCCTTGGCCAGGGCCTCGGCAACGTGGGCGCGATGGTTTCGCACCGCAGCCTCGGAACATCCAAATTTCGAAGCTATTCGAAGGTTGGTCTCTCCCCTGATTATCATCTTGTCTGCTTTGAGTCGATCCTTGTGTGAGCAGATCTTGCAGACCATTGACATCTACTGTTCCTCGTCGAATGCGTCGTCTGGCATCACCACCCCATCCAAGGCTTCTATCACCCTGTTGAATGCCGCGGCTTCTTCTTCCTCTGTTTTTACATTTCCACGATACCTTAATGATCCTGACTCATTCCTGATGGATATCCCGTACCCGTAACCGGCCGCCCGTCTCCTTGCCTGCTTCGCGAAAATCTTGCGGAGATAAATCATGTGGTCGGCATCCTTCTCCGCGGCTTCCTGGTTGAGCCCCTTGGCCATGAACTGCTGGACGAGTTCGGCACGGTCACCGGAAGGGGGCGATGCTGGGGAGAAATAGAAAGATTCCGGTTTCGGCGGGCGCGGGGGTTCTGACTTAGGTTTAAGTGTTGGCATGGTCAGAGGTCTTCCAGGGGCTTTTCACCCAGCCGGCGGACGGCATCCAGGTATACCTGGTGCGCTTCCATCTCGGTGTCATACAATCCCAGGTACTTGACCACTCCGTTGACAGTTATCTGGGCGACCCACCGGCCCGCAGGCTTGTGCCAACTGGCTCCGCACAGTCTCCCCTCGTTGTGGATGCGCCTGTTCTGGTTGTTCTGCCTGGTGGTCACGACGCGGAGGTTGCCGATGTGGTTGTCCAGACCGTCGTTGTTCCTGTGGTCAACGTAACCGTCTGGCCATTTCCCATGCACCAGGCACCATGCTGCCCTGTGCGCCAGGATCCTTACCCCATTCAAGCAGATGCGCCGATACTTGTTGCCACGGCTTACAAGAACTTCCCCTGCGATCCGGCCTTCCAGCGCACCCTTCCTGCCAATCCTGTTTATGACCTGGCCGAGTTCATAGTCATAGTACAGATACCCCTCCAGGGATTCCTTCAGCAGCCCTTGTTCATTCCTGTATTTCATCTTCTGCCTCCAAGCCTGGCCTTGATCCAGATCCTGTCCATGCTGCCCTCGAAGGCCGGCACGACATTGCTGCGTGACGGGATCCACTGGTATGGAACCGACGGGTGGAAGCAGGCGTGTTCATACCCCGCCGATACCGGCCCATGTTCCAGCCGCACTCCAAGCTGGTATGTGTTCATGAACGGAGACGCGGACAACGGTGCGATATCGACCACGAACATATCGCTGGCAACCGATCCGTACACCACCGCTGGCCCGAGTCCTATTTCCGCACCTATCGACAGGACAACCGGATCCTCGAATATTGTCGTTGAAAGGGGTTCGTATTGGACCAGGCCTCCACCGACGAAGCACGACAGTTCCATGACCAATGCCCACCATAGGTTCATATCCGCCCCTCCGCTTCCTTGACCAGGTCATGGACGCAGCGTTCAAGCCGGCAAGCCATGCCCTGGTAAATGGTGAGTTCCTCGACAAGTTCCTTGATCTCTCCTGGTTTCAGGATCCCTTGCTGGCCTTTGGCTATCAGTTGGTCACGACGGTCCTTGGTCATTGCCGGCCTCCATGAT